ATTAATCGGTTCTCTTTTGCGACGAACCAGCCCGAATCAGCCGGAACTGGCGAGCCTGTTAACGAACCGATTGTGACTGGTTCTGAACGGCCGCGTCTCGAGCTGGGCAACGTGGGGGTCTTGACTTATGGAGACCTTGTGGCTGAGTGGTCGCAGACTTATATGGGTGTGAGCCTTATGCCGTGGCAGGTGTATGCGTTGAATGGTTTGTTGGCTGCGGCTGGCCCGGGTGAGTTTGTGCATCGTCGTGGTTTGGTGTCGACGGCTCGTCAGCAGGGTAAGTCGGTAATGTTGACGGCTCTTATTGGGTGGTATTTGACAACGATGCCTTCAATTGTTGGGCGTCCTGTAAACATTCTTTCTACGGCGAACATGTTGGATCGTGCCGAAGGGATTTTTGCGAACCTTGCGCCAATTCTGAAGGAAACTTTTGGGGCAAAGATAAGTCAGGTAGTCGGTCGTAAGTCGGTGATTTTGGGCGGGTCTAAGTGGGAGATTCGAGCCGCGTCTATCCGTTTACACGGTGGTTCTTATGATTTGGTTGTCGCTGACGAGGTGTTTGACATTCAGGCCGACGTTATTGAAACGGCAATCTTGCCTACGATGATTGCCAAACCAAATCCGTTGTTTGCAATGTTTTCTACGGCTGGCGATGCCAACTCGGACTACATGTTGAGTGTCCGTGAAGAAGCGTTGCAGGCTTTAGATACTGGCGAACAGGGAGATTTGTACTTTGCTGAGTGGAGCCTTCCGCCCGAATGTGATCCGCGTGACGAAAAGTATTGGGGCTACCCAAACCCTGCGTTGGGTATCACGGTGACGATGCCTGCGCTTCGAGCAGCTGCCAAAAAGGATTATTTCCTTCGTGCTCACCTGAACCAGTGGATTACGGCCCGTGGGGCGTGGCTTGACCCGGGTGTCTGGGCAAAAGGCGCAACCACACAACAGTTCCCCACAGGGCCATCGTTTTTGGCTGTGGATTCATCGCTTGATGATTCAACCTATTACGGCGTACGCGCCGCAATGGTGGGCGGACAAGTCATTGTTGATGTTGCGTTTGTTTGTGATTCTGAGGACGCGATGTGGGAGCAAATTGCTGTTTACATGGCTGACCATCAGTGCACGTTGGCGGTCACACCATCGCTCGAGATTCATGTGCCCCAGAACATGCGGCACCGTTACATCATGGTTGGCTATGGCGAACTACTCAAATGGTCTGCTTTGTGTCAGAAGATGATTCTTGAGGGGAAGGTTTTGCATACTGGTTCTCGCATGCTTGAGGAACATGTGCAGCGCGCGGTCATGGTCAAAACAGCACAAGGGGCTGTGCTGAGTAGCCAGAAATCACCGGGGCCGATTGCGTTGTGCAGGCTCATGGTTTTTGCGGCATGTCTTATTTCGAAACCAATGGCTCGACAGAAACCGACGCTTGTGGTCTCAAATTGATGTATCCTCAGGATTGATATGGCTATTTTCGGATCTAAGACAAAGGCAACCATTCAGGCTGTAAACGAATCCGAAGGCCATGTTGCTGCAGCTGCTTCGGGTTACTGGACTGGTGGTGCTGGCAACATTGGCGCAAACAGCGTTGGCAATTTCTATTCGTATTCCGAAGGCGTATTGCGTAATAACGCTATGTCGGTGCCAACTATCGCCCGTGCTCGAGACTTGATTGCTTCGGTCATTGCTTCGACACCGTTGCAGATGTACAAGGAATCTTGGGACGAAGCAGAGCAGGACATGGTGAAAACATACATTGCTCCGCGTACTTGGCTTGCGCAGCCAGACCCGACAATCCCATACACCACGCTTATGTCGTGGACATTTGATGACCTTTTCTTCTTTGGCAAAGCCACATGGTTTATCAACAGTCGAACCGCCGACGGTTTCCCCAACTCGTTTCAGCGTTTACCAGCCAGTATGGTGACGTATCGCGATCAGGCAGGGCCAGTATTCTTTGCCCCATCAAACGAAGTGTACTTTCAGGGCGGACGCATCGAGCCTGAAAACCTTGTGCAATTTATCAGCCCGATTCAAGGCATTGTTTACCAATCCGAGACATCGGTGCAAACCGCTATCCGTCTTGAGAAGGCGCGCTTCCGTAACGCGACTTCAACGATTCCGGCTGGCACATTGAAGATTACGGGTGGCGAGCCGTTAACAGATGTCGAAATGCAGCAGTTGGGTGCAGCGTTTAACGCAGCTCGAGAAAACAACCAGACCGCTGTCATCTCGCAAGATCTTGACTACATCGAGACCAAAGCAAACCCTGCGAACATGATGTTGATGGAAGCAGCCAACTTTCAAGCTTTGGAAATGGCTCGCATCACCAACATTCCGCCATTCTTGGCAGGCATTGACGTAGGCAACTACCAATACCAAAACGGCAAAGACGCACGCGAACAGTTGTACCTTTTCGCTGCTCGCGCATACATGGACTGCATCGCCCAGACGCTGTCAATGAACAACGTCTTGCCAGTTGGCACCAAATGCGAGTTTGACATTGACGATTATCTTGAAGAAGTCATTGGGGCTGAAGAAGAATCAACAGCCGACATGATGACCACCACCAACATGCCCCAAATGGGCAGTGAAGGAGAACCAGCATGAAACAACTTGAGTTTGTAAACAATGGTTTCAGCATTGAAGCAGCAGACGGATCAGGCGCCAAAACCATCAGCGGCATCGCTGTGCCGTACGGCGTGGAAGCAACCGTCTCGGACGGCCGCCGCGTCGTTATCGAAGCAGGAGCGTTACCGGTTGACGGCAAGCGCCCCAAACTTTTGGTGGAACATGACCCTCAGAAGCCGATTGGCACCGTCACTGAGCGTGTCGAAGCTGCAGACGGTTCTGGGCTTTTATTTACAGCGAAAGTGGCTGGCACAAATTTGGGCAACGAAACAATGTTGCTCGCGTCGGAAGGTGTTTACGATTCGGTAAGCATCGGAATCACCCCGACAAAATGGAAAACGGTTGACGGCGTGATGCACGTCCAAGCAGCCCGATTCAATGAAATCTCAGTTGTTAACACACCCGCGTTCGATGGTGCTACCATCACCGATGTGCAAGCATCTGCAGAACCAGAAGAAACACAAGAAGAAACGCCCGAAACACAGGAGACTGAAGTGGCCGAAACCCCAACCCCCGAAGTAGTTGCAGAGGCTTCGGCCCCTGCTGCTGTTATCCCTACACCGCTGTTTGCATCAGCACCAAAGGAGCCACGTCTCCCCTCGGCTGCTGAATACCTTGCAGCATTCCACGCAGGTGGCGAAGTTCGCGCAGCTGCAGAACGTCAAATCATTGACTGGAAGAAGTACAACCAAAGCCCAATCGAAGCAGCCGCAGGTGATGAAACCATTGCCAGCAACCTGCCGGGCCTCTTGAGCGTTCCGGTGCTCGGGCCTGTGTATCAGGAACTTGCGTTCATTCGCCCATTGGTTAACGCATTGGGCCCACGCGCAATGCCTAACCCCGGTGGCAACTCATTTGTTCGCCCAACCATCTCACAGCACACCACAGTGACCACACAGGCAAACGAACTTGCCGCAGTTGGCACACAGTCAATGAACGTGGCTGCAAACACCGTCAGCAAGATCACCCTCGGTGGCTCAATTGACATCTCGTACCAGTCAATTGACTTCACCGACCCCAACGGTCTTACCACCGTCATCAACGACCTCGCTGGCGAGTACTTGCTTGCTACCGAAGGTGTCACCGCGACAAACCTTCTTGCAGCAGCAACCTCGTCAGGCGTGTGGGACTTGTCGGCAACCGACTTCATGAAGTCGCTCTACGACGCAGCAGTTGACATCTCATCAACCACCAACCGCATGCCAACACACATCATGGTTTCGCCAGACGTGTGGGCACAGATTGGCCAGTTGGCTGACACCACAAACCGCCCATTGTTCGCCTACACGGGTGGCACTGGCCTTCAGGGCTACAACGCCCTCGGTCAAAACAACGTGGGCACATGGACAGGCGTCAACCCACTCGGTCTCGAGTTGGTCGTATCAAGCAAGTTGGCTGCAAAGTCCATGATCATCATGCACAACACAGCCTTCGAGGTTTACGAACAAATGCGCGGCATGCTCTCCGTAGAACAGCCAAGCACCTTGTCACGCCTTGTGAGCATCTTCGGTTACTTCGCCACCTTCAAGGCGAACGCCCAGATGATTCGCAAGATCACACAGGCTTAATCCGAAAGGACAAAGCCCGGTGGCTGTTTACCAAATCACAAATAAGCAGCTGCTCGACAACTACGCAGTGATAACACTGCTTGCGATGCACGAAATCAACATCGGCGATT